TTCCGCCTTGCTCATATCTAAGTCCTGAATATTAAAAGGTTTTACAGTTTTCCCCTCGACACTACTCTGGCTTCCTGAACCAGACGCAGACCCTTTACGGAAATGTGGGTTAGCATCTAAAAACTCTTTTACTCTTTCTTCAATCGTAAGTAGTTCTCCTTTAGGATTATACCTAATATTTTTATTATTATCAAGTACCTCTATTCTTCCATCATCATTATAATTTACTTCATTTTTCAATAAAGAAACTACTTGATCAGGAGCTATAGCATTATTTTTTGAAGCTAAAGATAAAATAGAATTATCTACGTTGATTGTTTTTACTTTGCTTTTCCAATCAGCAAGTTCTTTGTCTTTTTCTGCAATCCTTTGTTTCATTAAGTTTTCCAGATCAGCTTTTGTTTTAGCATCTTGGATTTGCTTTTCTTTAGCCGCTTCTTCTTCCTTTTTTTTTATCTCGTCTAACTGTCTTTGCTGTTTTGCTTTTTCTGCTTCAAGTCTTTGCTTGATGATATTATCAAGTTGCTCTTGTGTAAAAGTGTTTTCTGTTTTCACCTCGTCAGTTTTAGTTTCTTTAGCCTGTTCTACAACAGCATCATTTTTCGGTTGATTAACCTGATTTTCTTCTGACATTTTTTCTCCTATTCAATTATTAATTTTCCATTATTGTCATACCAATCTTTATTGACAAATGACCATTGATGTCGGCAGTTATAACCACCACGAACTATAAAAGGATCACCAGCTTTCTTGCCTGTCCAATTACGTCGCCAAAGTTTTCTGACTTCATCAACAGTAAAAAGTCCACCTTTTCTTTTATCATATCTTCCATTTCTGACAAGCCTACAGAAATCTCTAGTTGTTGGTATATTGCTTCCTTGATAAACAACATAGTTCAAACCAGCATCTTTTGCCTTTGCTAAATTAAGGGTTGCATCGAACTCTCTCAAAGAATCATTCAATATTTGACCAGCATATCTTTTCATGTTTTCTCCAGCTCTATCTCTTGCAAATTTTGATTGTAATGTTTGAATATTTTTATCTAATCTAGCTCTTACAACTTTACCTTGTGTTGTTCTTCTATCTAACTTTCTTACCCTTACTTCATCACGTTTGATAGAAGCTACAAGTTTATTTACGTCCTCGTCTTTTGCTGATGCATAGATACCATTGATTGTACGTCTTAAATCATCTTCAAGTTCTATAGGATCACTACCTATAAGAGTATATTGATAAACTTTTTCTGATAATCTTCTTGTGAAAGTATTTGAAACATCTTTAAATTGGGTGTAGGTTTGTCTTTTGAGGTTTTGTATTAATGTTAAATCAGACTGGGTAAGCTGTTGAAATCTTACTGGAATATTACCGATATCCCTAAAAGCTCTTTCAACTCTCTTTGCCTGTTTGTTAAAACCCTCTCTTACTACAGTATCAGACCACCCTAAGTATTCTCTTTCTAGAGTTTGTCTTATTAAAGGTTGAACTGCAATCGCAGACTTTAAATTAAATAATTTAAAATCATCATTCTTTGGAATTTGCTTATTAACTAAATCAACTATATCTTTTTCAATCTTATCTAATGTTCTGATTAATGTTTCGTAGTATTGTGCTTCTGCGACCTCAATGGATCTTATTCGATAGTTTGTAAAATCTTCTACTATATTCGACATTCATTAAACTTCTTCTTCTTCTACTTCTTGCGTTGTTTCTGGCTCTTGTACTTCGTCTTGTGTGAATTGTCCTAGTTCTTTTTGTGCTTCTATTTCATCAAATATAATTCCAAGTTTTTCATCATCATCAACAACAGCTCTTGCGATCTCTTTATCAATTTCTTTTTGCAAAGTAGGAGATTCAATATTGATTGCTTTAGCTTGTTGGAAATATGCAAGGTCAGTAGCATAATCTCTAATGTTAAAACTATCTGGGTAATTTATTTCTCCATCGAAAGTTGCATCTTGAAACATAGCATAACATCTAAAAATTTGTTCTTCAGCAATCTGTAAGTTATCTGCTTTTTCAGAAAGTCTTGCATTTAATAATTCAAACTCAGTTTGTAAAGCTATACCAGATGATACCGCTTGTTTAGTTGTTCTTACTGCTCCTGTATGTGCAATCCTATTAATAGATTCAACTTTATGATTTATTGATCCCATAAGTCCTTGTAAATTTTGTCCTGATGGTTGTAACAGATAAGGTTTTAAGTTCGGCTCCATTTCCTCTGGCATTTCAATTACTGCACCAGCACCAGCACTAGCATTTACTGATGGAGTTTTAACTAATGATGGGTGGTTAGTTAATCTGATTAATTGTTCGATCTCTGATAGTTCGTTATAGATTGCTTTTTGCAAATCTGCAATATCTGCCAAATCGGAAATTCCTAAACCTTTTTTGTGGCTTTTTGAATTGTAAAGAATAACTGCTGGTATTCGTCCGATCTGGTTATCGGCAGTATCTATTGTCTTTGGATCTGATCTATCATCTTCGGAGTATAATGTTTCTATTCTATCAGGATACCAAAGTTTAAAATACGTGCCACCATTTTTATCTACTTCTTCTCTAATCTTTAAGTAATCTAAATAATATTTTCCATTTACTTCACGTTTAAAGTTCCAATCTAAAACGTTTTCTGGTGTTACTAATGATATGTAAGGTCTTATGTCTTGATCTAGTTCCTCTGCTCTTGTTCTTGTTCGTACTGCTGGTTTGTCTAAAATTAAAAAACAATGACCATAGATTGATGAATATATTTGTGCTTGTTTCATCACAGTATTAAAACTATTACCCTCTAAGTCAGCATCTTTTAAGAATGCTTCTAAACTAGGCTCATCAGCCATCTCTCCAAAATCTCTTGAAGCTTTTACTCTAAAAAGAAATGATGAATATATTTGTATGATATTTTTACAATGGTTATCACATGGTGTGTTACCAAGTCTTTGATTGTATTCGTTATCTAATTCGAGATTGTATCTGTTTAAATATTGACCAATAGTATAATCATAACCACCATTATAACTACGAATAAAATATTCCCATTGATTTACATTCTCTTTGTAATCTTTATGCGTTTCGTAAGCATCATCTCTTGAATAAGCCATATTATTTATGTGTCCATCTTACTGGTTTGAAAGGTTTTTGATCTGCGATTAAAGGTTTTACTATTTCGATTAAATATCCAATACTATCGTTCATATGATCAAAGCCCTCTTCCTTATCAGGAATATTTGTATTTTCCTTATATATCTGTCTTTGTAACCCACGAATAATAATTTTGCAAGATGGATTAACAAATATGTGTCTTTTCCCTGTTGCTGATTTTAGTCTTGAATTAACAGCATTGATTCTATCTCTTATAGGACTATGTTTTATTTTACATTTAACATTAAATCCAGCATTTTGTAAAATAGTTAAATCAGTTCTTCCACCAGCAGAAGTTTTTCTTTGCCTACAAGCTGGATCTGGGTAACAAAATATTTTTTGTTTTGATCCATATCTGTTTCTTATTTCCTCAACCATTTCATCAGTATTACTCGAATAAATAACTATTTCATCTTTAAAATGTATTGTATCTTTTTCTATTTGTGCAACTGAGGCTGACATTGGATCTACGTTAAAATCTAATCCTATGTGTAATGGTTTGCTCCAATCAATATTACTTTGTCTAACATTATCAACAGGATGAAAATTATAATAAACTGCTCCAGCATAGTTTTCAAAAGTACCTTCAAACTCTTGCCTGTAAGTTCTTATATCGACATCTTGTTTAGCTTGTTCGAGTTCCTCTTTCGGAACCATACCACCTTGTAAAGTTGTGAACTGAAAGCTATCCCACTCTTCATCTTCTTTGCCTTTGAGATACATTCTATAAGACCAATTACCATAACCTTTAGGAGAACCACACATCAATACATCTCCTTGTGTATCTGCAATCGATGCTCTAAGGACCTCTGTCCATGCTTTTTCATCAATGTCAGCAAACTCGTCAAGTATTAAAAAATCTATTCCAACACCTCTTAATGCATCGTAGTTCTCACAACCTTTTAATGATATTTTTGATCCTGTTTTTTTTATCGTTATTTGTAAATTAGATTCATTGACATTTTCGATCCAATTAAACTGATGTAACATATCTTTGAGTTTAGTCCATGCAATCTCTCTAGCCATCTTAAAAGTTGGAGCAACGTACCAGATATTTTGTTTTACTCTACTAGCATACTTCATCATTTCAGTAATACATAAATAAGTTTTACCAAATCTACGACCTGAAACTAAAACTCTAAATCTTTTATTAGAAGATGATATTTGATACTGCGGTTTTGTTAGATTGATTTTCATGACAGCCAAATTTTATGTAGATGTTATACTTATTAACATCTTCTCTGCCAAGCTCTACTATTTTATTATATGATTGATTATAACCATCTAACATACATTCATAAGCATCTACATATTCTACTTCGGATTGAAAAGGTGGTAAGCAAGTAGTCTTTCCGTCTATTACGGAACATAACAAAAAAGTTAGAATAAATTTCATTCAAACTGCCCATCATTCGGAGTATTGTTTGCTACATCGTCTTCCCATTTATCAATTATTTTTTGATTATGTTGTTCTTTTATTTTTTCAAGATTTGCTTTGATTGTATTGATCTCAATATCTTTTAAATCAATAACTGCTTTAAGTGTATCTACTTCTTTTTCTAGTGTTGCAATCTTTACTTCTAGATCCGCAGGACCTCTATTCTTTAATTCTTTACGTAATTTGTTAATTAAACCTAGTCTTTTTATTATTTGTTCTTTAGTCATTAACAATCCTTAATATCTTTTTTTGACCCATGTAAATCTCTGTTTCAGCTTTTACTTTTTTACATTCGAATCTTACAGCTTGTGGATTTACTTCACGAATTGCTATTCGTTTAGACTTCAAACATTTAGATAATGATTCTTTGTATGTGTGTTCAACAAGTTCATTATTCAGATACATTATTAGAGCTATAACTATTTCCATTTTCTCTTACCTTATCCTTTAATTTTTCTACATCTGTACGTAGTCTATCAATATCTTTTATCATACGTTGTATGTTAACTCCATTATGCATCATTTCATCAACTCTTGTAATTAATTTTTCTAAATCACTTGCTAAACTTTCTTGTATTAGAAATTGTTCCTGATCGATAGGTTTCTGATCACTAGCTTTGAGTAAATCATTTAACATAAGCTCTCTAGATGTTTCAAGTGATGTTAATCTTGCAGTTATTTCTGTATATGCAAATATACCCATTGCTACTGCTATAACTATTCCTATCATATTTTTGATAGGCATTGATACTGATGTATTCTCACTTACTTTCATTATCTCCAACTCCTTATTGACCAATATGCTGGACTTAAACTTTTCTGTCCTCTAACTTTTTTTAGAACTCCACCCATACGAGCTAAAAAGGACCTACGTCTAGCTGGAATGTGTTTCTTAATACTCATTTCCTTACTACCGAAATTTATCTTTTTAATATTGCCTGTACGTTTATCTCTGACGAATACTTTGAACTTCTTTACATCACCTCTAGTTGGAGTGTTAAGTTTTACTGTTCTTCCTCTGTATTTTGCCATACAAAGTTATTATCATAATTTATCTACATATACACCCAAAAAAGTTACCGCTACCATCGTTCATCACATGCTGATTAATCGGATAGTCATGATAAGTTGTTAGCTTCAATCTAAGTATATCACATAAATCAAAACAGCTTATTTCTGGTAAGATTACTACGTTTTGTAACATAGCTTTAGTAACAGGAAATAACGAATAGAAACCATCATAGTAAATAATTAATTCCATTATCTTTGAAAATGTCTAGGTCGCCATTTGTTGCAAGTATAAACATCTTTAACACCTTGCGTCCTGTATATACCGCAAAACATTCTTCTTTGAGAAAACATTCCACAGTTCCCACAGCTACCCTCACCTCTTTTTGCTAGTCTAAAATCTTGTGGCATTTGGTAAGGAATGAACTCACCATTTGGATAAAAGTTAGAACGTTTCATCTTCCTTGTCCACGATATCTCATTTGTTTTTTTGATCTACCTTGACGTTTAGATTTGTTCATTGTCTTAACTTTAGATTTTCCTGTAATCCTACCTATTGAAGTACCTTTGTGTTTTTTTTCGTAAACAATAACCTTACCATAAAGATTACCTTTTTTTTTAGCCATTTATTTTTTTAGCTTCTATGATTAATGGTAATGGCTCGTTATAGCTTGTTTGTTCTATCTTATCTTTTTGGTCTAGGTGTTGTTTTCCAAGCCATATTTGCATTGGTACTGAACCGCTTAATGCTTTCTCAAATTGAGCACGTCTTAAACTTATTTTGCCCATCTCTCGACCCTTTTTTATTAGGTGGACATAATTACGTTGTAACGTCTTTGTAGATACATCACAAAACTCTGCAATTTCATCATAAGTACAATGTAATTGTGCTAATTTAGTTATAGCTTGTGTGTCAACTTTTTTTATAGGTCTTGCCATTATGTCCTTTTTACTTTCTTTTACAGAATATGATTGAATCTATGAATCCACCCCAATAACCATCTTGTCCTTGATGTTTTTGGTTATAGTAACTCTTTTGAATATCCACATGAAAATGTTTAGATAATCTTTCTGCACAATCAAAAAAATCCTGCATTTTCCTATTTTTAGTGAAAGAATATTCAAATACAAGTTTATTTATATTAACCCAGTTATGATCATGTTGAAAAATCTCTAGCTCTGAACCCTCAATATCTAACTTAATACAGTTTATATCTCGATGTCTTTCCAATACATCATCAAAGCTCATACAATTTATTTCAATCGTAGGTAGTTTTTTTTTATAATGTGTTACTAATGAATGCCGCCAAGTGTTAGGTGCAATAGTAAAGCTATGAGTACCGCCTGTTTGGTTAATAGCATATTGGAATGATTCTAAAGTAGTAGGATATTCTGATCCAATCAATCTAATATTCTCTTGTAATATTTTGTAATTTTCTGTTTCTGGCTCATAACAATAAACTTTTTTTGCTCCATTTTGTGCCGCATATAAGCCAAATACACCTATGTGTGATCCACCATCAAGCCATATATCATCTGGCTCTATCTTAAAATCAATCTTTTTTTTACTGTATGCTTTGTTTTGCAATATTTCTTTGATTACATTTTCGTCTGACGTATTTTTTCTAAATACAAATTTATCCAACATTTTTTATCCTTTGAAGTTCTTGATCTGCTGTTCCACAATCGATCATCTTTTCTCTATAATAACAAATAATAGATATTCTCTCATATGGAGTTGTTGATATTGCTGGTGTGTTTCCATGCAGTTCGTGAACATCAAATAATGCTAAATCACAATTTCTTACATCTACTGCTACACCATATTTAGGTATTACTGTATAAGCTCCAGAATATTCTCCTGTTTGTAATACTGCTAAATTTCCGAAACCCTCTTTCAAATCTCCAGCATCATAATGAGCCGCAGTCCTAAAATTTTTGTTTACTGTTACTGTTGTAAATACTGTATCGTGTATTTTGAAATCATCGCTAGTTTTATCCCACATTTTTTTCTGATTATTAAATCGTTCTGGTAATGATTCAGCAAAAACTTTAGATATACTTTGAATATATGGCAATGCTTCTTTGTAAGTTTCAAAATGTTTTTCAGTAAATGAAGTTTGACGACAATAAGGTATTCTAGGGTATCTATCCGCATATCCTATTATGCTTGAATAAACGTTTTTTGATTTAGGACTATTTGATAACGTTCCATCTTTTTTTAATGGTATAAATCTATTACCGCTTAATACTTTACCTACGATAGAACCATCTACTAAATCTCCTACTTGAAAATTAAAATTACCACCAGCTTTACCACGATTGCTAGTCTTACCTATTGCTTTTTTCAATGAGTGATATGCCTTTTCTGCATGGTTACTAGGTATGCAATTTTTTCTAAATACTGCTAATGGTTCGTCCTTTTCATTATAAACAATCGTATCTTCATTAAGTAAAACTTTAATATGTTTTTCTTCGAGGAACTCTCCCTCTAGTTTTTTTACTTGTTCATCTTCTAATATAGGACTAACTTTTAATGTTTTCATA